TTGGGGCAACAAAATACCAAAGTTTAAATTTAATAGAAAACGTGTCTTTGCCGATAACTTACAGCATAGCTGATATAAGAAATCCTGATAAAAGGGAGGGCACATTTACCAAGACTATTTCTTTACCAGGTACTAAGACAAATAACACTTTGTTTTCTAATATCTTTAATATTAGCAAGGTAACTACCGGTATTGAATTTAATCCAAATAAAAAAGCCGATTGTTTAATTTTAGAGGACTCAATCGAGATATTAAAAGGATCTTTGAGGCTTGCAGATATTAGCTATTTAGAAAATGGCGAAATCATGTATAACTGTATTGTTTATGGTGAAACGAGCGATTTGTTTTTTAGCATTTCAAACGATAAGTTAACCGATTTAGATTTATCGGAATTTGACCACGACTGGAGCGGTGATAACATTCAAAATTCGTGGACCGCAACAAAGGGTATAGGTTATGTTTACCCGATGATAGACTACGGCACTAATCAGGATATAATGAAGGCTAGGTGGGATGTTATTGACTTTTATCCGGCCATATATGTTAAACAATACATAGATAAGATTTTTGCCTCCGCTGGTTATACTTATACAAGTGCTTTTTTTAATAGTGATTTTTTCAAATCTTTAATTATTCCATTTAACAAAGAAAGTTTAAAACTTACAAGTGCGGATATTTTAAAAAGATCTGCATCTGTTAGCATGTTAGCAGATGATTTAATTAATGTTACAATAAATAGAAGTGGGGATCCTAGTAATAAAGTTTTTAATTATTATAATGTTTTCCAAAATTGGGACTGGACTAAGGAAGTAAGTGATCCTAATAATAACTTTTTAACAGATGGATTTCAAGCGCCTACAAATGGCTTATACGATATAGATTTGTTTTTTGATGCTTCAAGCAGCGACATTGTAACCTTTCCAAGCGGAACAAGTGCCGTAGCAGATAGGTTATTAAGATACTCAATAAATTTACAAAACTTAACGACTGCAACTACTTTAGCAAGTGATAAACAAGTATTATTAATTCAAGATTCAGTTAGTGTACTTCCGGTAAAAACGCCATTTAGACAAAGAATTTATTTAACGGCTGGTGATGTTATTAAGGTTGATTTAATAGTTTTTAATTCATGGACATTTACAACTACTTCAACTGGAACTACCGGAACGGCATCATTTGGAATTGATAACGATTCTTATTTTAAAATTACTGCGGTAGAACAATTAAGTGAAAATTCACCAATTGCAATAAGTTCTATTATTCCGGAAAACATTTTGTGCAAAGATTTTATAAGCGGATTAATAAAGATGTTTAATCTATATTTTGAGCCTGACAAAAATAATGTTAAAAATATTATCGTAAAAACTAGAGACTCATTTTATTCCGATACTACGCAAACGCTAGACTGGACAGATAAAGTAAATAGAGACGTACCCTGGAAAATAACACCTATGGGTGAACTAGATTTTAAAAAATTAACCTTTACTTATAAAGACGATCAAGATTATTTTAATAAGTTGTATAAGAGTAGCCACCAGGAAAATTATGGAACTAAAAATGAAATCATAGATAATGACTTTTTAAGTAATGAGAAAAAGATAGATCCTTTATTTTCTGCAACGCCAAGTTATAGGCCGTTACTTGAATCGATAAGTAATAGAATTTATCCGGTTATTGTAAACGATCAAAGAAGGCGCACCGGTTCAAATATTAGGATATTGATGTATGCCGGGTTAACATTTTGCGATTTATGGACTTATTACAGTAAAACATTAGGAGGTGCATTAAAAAACACCTATCCATTTGCTGGCATGGTTAACGATGCGGATAACCCAACGTATGACTTAAGTTTTGATGTACCCTTTGAACTTTATTGGTCTATGAATCAGGCTAATTATACTAATAACAACCTTTACAATACTTATTATTATAAAATGATAAGCGAAATTAAGGATGTAGATAGTAAGCTTGTAGAAATGGAAGTATTATTAACAGCTCAAGACTTGTTTAATATCAATTTTGCAAAAAAGATATTTATAGATAATCAGTACTATATACTTAACAAAATTATTGATGCAGATAGGACACAAACTCAATTGTGTAATATTGAATTGTTAAAGTTAAAGGTAGGTAATAGCTTTACGCCTTCGATAGGGGTAAGTAAGAATTTTGGAGGTGTTCAAGCTACGACACCAACTGTTGATGGTGGTAAAAATATTATAGGAAGCTCATTAAATGGGACACCGGCAATAGTAGAGGGTGGTTTAAATGAGGTACGAAGTATAGGGGCAACAAGTGAAATATTAATTGTAAACGGAGGTAATTAAATGAACATATTAGATTCTAGAATTTTATTAAAAAGATCAACAACGGCTGGGGTAATTCCAACAGTACCGGCATCAAATAATCACACAGACGGCACCTGGGTAGCAACGGACATTTATGAAGGTGAGGCTTTTTTAAATACTGCAGATGCTAGGTTATTCACCAGGGCGGGAAGTGCTATTAAAGAAATAGGCTTGCAGAATAGTTTAGTTGGCACAGTTCAATATGCTAGTAAGACATTAACAAGTGCGCAAATATTAGCTTTAAATACAACACCGATAACTGTAGTTCCGGCACCTGGAGTTGGTAAATCAATAATTATAAATAAAGCTACATGCAGAATAAATTATAATACTACTACATATACTGATAAGGTTTTATATTTAAAATTAAATGGTAGTGCTAATTTTGCAGCTGTTTTAGAATTATTTATTTATTCAACAATTACACGAATAACTAAAATGGGTATTTTATCAAATAATTTATCATTATCAAATGATACAGATATAATTGAAAACGCAGCTTTAGTAATTACTGCAGATGCTAACCCAACAATGGGAAACAGTACAATTGACATTTTAGTTGAGTATCAAATTTTAGATTTTAATTCTATATTTTAAGAAATGGCAGATAAGGTAGTTAGTTTAGAATTTAATGTAAACACAGACAAGGCGGTTGACGAAATAAACCAGGTTACCAAGGCTACGGAGGGAGCTGAAAAAGCCACGGTTAACTATAACGAAGAGTTAACTAAGATCAAGAAGTCTACCGATGGAGCCGGGATAAAGGATCTTAACAAGGCTTTAAAGGAATACCAAAATATAGCAATACAAGCTGGCGAAAGTTCACCAATAGGAAGGCAAGCACTAGCAGAGGCGGGAGAGCTTAAAGACCGATTATTAGATTTAAAAGCTGCGGTAAAGACAACCGGTCAGGACGGGTTGCAACTTCAAGCATCTTTACAATTGGGTGGCGGTATAGTAGCCGGATTCGGGGCAGTTCAAGGAGTTATGGCCTTAGTAGGTAGCGAATCGGAAGACTTGCAAAAAACATTGGTGAAGTTACAAGCGGTACAAGCTACTTTGGCAAGTGTTGAAGAGATAAGGAGTGTTTTAGAAAAAGAAAGCGCGCTTAGAATAGTTGCGGTAACAGTAGCAGAAAAAGCAAGGGCAGCGGCTACGGCGGTGAGTACGTTTGTTACTAATGCTAGTACAGTAAGTTTAAAATTATTTAGAACGGCATTAATAGCAACCGGAATAGGTGCCATTGTAGTTGTTTTAATAGCAGCTGCCGAAGCTATGGGAGTATTTGGAAACTCAACTGATGAAGCCAGCGAAAAGTTAGAAAAACAAAAGAAAATACGCGAAGAATTAGACGCTCAAATTGAAGAATCTTTAAAAAAAGATTTAGATGTTAGAAAATCAAGACAAGGCGGGATACAAGATATAAAATCAGAAATTGAAATATTAAAGGCAAAAGGTGCAACTAATACCGAGTTATTTTTAGCTGAAAAAAAATTAATACAAGAGCAATTAAATAATTTAGCATTTACAAAAGGAGTTAGAGGTAAATTAAATGCTGATGAATTAGAAGAACAAAAAAAATTACAACTTGATAAACATCTTTTAAATTTAAAATATATAAAAGATTCTCAAGAAGCTAATAAAAAATCGTTTGAAGATAATAAAATTAAAAGAGGCCTTGAAGCACAAAAGGAATACGAAACAAGGGCAGAGGCTTTGTTTTTACTTCAACAATTAGACGATCAAGAAAAACTTTTAAGAGATCAAAAAATTGCAGATGAAGCGGAAGCTTTAATTATTGCAATGGATAATGAGGCTATTTTAGCAGAGCAAAAAAAGAAACAAAGAGAAAAGGATTTAGAAGAGGAAATAAGAATAAGAGATGCTAAGGTACAGATAGCTAATGATTTACAAAGCACGTTAACTGATTTAGGTAACTTGATAATTAATGATTCAGCTAAGGCCGTAAAATTCAATAAGGCAATGGCATTAATACAAATCGGTATTGATACGGCAACGGCATTAAGTAAGGCATTATCAGTTACTCAATCACCTTCACCAGATAACGTTGCAACGGGTGGACTTGCCGGAGTGGCTAAGTATGCCGGAATAGCTGCAATGATTTTTGCGAATGCTGCCAAGGCAAAACAGATTTTAGCAAGTGGCAACGGATCAGCAACACCGCCAACTTTAGGAGGTGGAGGAATGAGGGCAAATTTACCTACGCAATTAAACGCGCCACAGACACCAGGAAATCAATCGACAATATTAAGAAACCAAACGCCAACTGTTAAGGCTATTGTTGTGGAATCGGATATTACAATAACTCAAAAACGTGTTAACTCAATAAAACAAAATGCTACAATATGAAACTACCAATATACACCTTAGAAATTAACGAAGACGATAAAGACACCGGGGTTAACTTTGTGGCCCTAGTAGATAGCCCGGCAATAGAACGCAATTGGGTTGCGTTTAATAAAGAACAAAAGTTTATTGCGAATGAGGATAAACAAATCATTACCGGTCCGCTAATGATTGCAGACTTGCCAATTTTTAGAAGGGATAATATACTAGGTGAATATTACGCGGTATTCACTGCGGAAACTATTGAAAAAATAGTAAACAAGTTTTTTAAATCCGGCATGATTCACAACGTGAATTTAATGCACGATAACGAACAGCAAGTAAAGGGCGCTTATATGTTTGAATCTTATATTATTAATAGGGAGCGCGGTATTAATCCACCTACGGGGTTCGATGGTGTATCAGACGGGAGCTGGTTCGGATCGTTCAAAGTAGAAAACCAGGATATTTGGAAGCGTATTAAAGACGGTGAATTTAAAGGCTTTTCGATAGAAGGTGCCTTCGATCATTTATTTTATGTTGACAAAGAACAAAAAGCTATTAATCAAATAATAGATATAATAAAAGCTATTGAGCCGTAAAACGGTACACTTTTATAATTAATATATTTTTAATTAAAAAACAACTATGAACTTAAACGAAGCAATTGAGAAATTGAGCGGACTTGTTAGCAAGTTCAACGCTGAGCCAACAACCGAGCAAACCTTTATAGATGCTAAGTTAATGGACGGGACTATAGTAAGATATGAATCTTTAGAAGTTGGTATGCCTTTATTTGTTATTGACGAAGCCGGTAATGAATTGCCAGCGCCAGACGGTGAACATACACTTGAAGACGGTACTATGGTAACTGTTGAGGGTGGTATTCTTATCGAAGTGGCAACCAAAGAAGAGGAAGCACCGGAAGAAGAAGAAGCACCAATTGAGCAACCAATGGCAACTGTGGAATCAGTAAGCAAAGAAGATTTTGAAGCCTTAAAATTGGAAGTTGAAAATCTTAAAACTGTGTTTGATCAATTTACTACTTCTAACGAACTTTTGGCAAAAAACAACATTGAATTAAAATCAATTGTTAAAGAAACTTTTTCAATAGTTGAAAAATTGGCTAAGGTACCAACTGATAACCCGGTTTCAGTTAGATCAAACAATCCTTTCAAAAAATCAATATCACGCGAAGACGAATTAGAACAAATTATAAATAAATTTAAAAAATAAGAATATGGCTTTTTCTATTGGAACATTAGCTAATTATACGGACGAACAAAGATTCCCATTAATTAGAAAAGCGGTTTTAAGTGCTAAAACTGCAACTTTATTAACTTTACAAGCTGGTGTTAAATCTGCCTCAGCTATTAATATTTTAGAATCAGACGCTATATTTCAAGCTGATGGTTGTGGATTCAATGCAAGTGGAACAACTGCATTAACTCAAAGAGTTATCACAGTTGGTGCTATTAAAGTACAAGAGGCTTTATGCCCTAAGTCTTTGGAAGCTAAATATATCCAAACTCAGTTAGCTCCGGGTTCAATGTATGATTCAATTCCATTTGAACAACTTTACGCTGAGGAAAAAGCTTCACAAATTGCTAAAGCTTTAGAGGTTTCTTTGTGGCAAGGTGATTTGGCTAGCGGAACGGCTAACCTTAATAAATTTGATGGTTTATTGAAAGTTTTGGATGGTGCTTATGCAGCTGCTAACGTTAACGCTCAAAAAATAGTTGGAACTGTTGCAACTACTTCAGGTTCAGCAACTGTTACAGGTACTTCTACTTTGTTTACTACTCAAGTTGCTGTTGGTGATAAACTAGTTATTGGTGCTAACACTTACACTGTATCTGTTGTAACTTCAAACACTGCAATCACTCTTACCGGTAACGCTGCTGCATCTGTTTCTTTAGTTGTTGCAAAAGTTGTTAAAGCTGCTAGTGATTTCTTTACTACCCCGGTTACTTCTATAACTACTTCTAACGTAGTTGCAATAATGGATGCTGTTTACAAAGCTATTCCAGTTGAGGTTTTGGATAAAGATGATGCGGTTATATTCTGCGGAACTGACGTATTTAGATTGTTTACATTAGCTTTAAAAACTGCAAATCTTTACCATTATGGTGTTGATGCGGTAAACTTTGAAATCGTATTACCAGGAACTAACATCAAAATAATTGCAGTTAACGGTCTTAACGGAACTTCTAGAGTTATCGCTGCAAGATTGAGCAACCTTTATTATGGTTTGGATTTGCTAGGTGAAGAAGAAAGATTCGAAATTTTCTACGCAAAAGAAGCTGACGAAGTAAGATTCATGGCTGCTTTCAAGGCTGGGACTCAAGTTGCTTTCCCTTCACAAGTTGCAAACTTTGAATTAACTGCATAATATTACTAACCTAAGAAGGGGTGTAAAATACCCCTTTTTTTAAAACTTAAATTTATGGCATGTGCATTAACGGCCGGTAGGGCCTTAGATTGTCGGGATTCAGTTGGTGGTATTAAAAGACTATTAATAACTGAGTTAGCGAATAAAAATTTATTAACAACAACCGCTGGAGCTATTACAGCTTTTACCTTAGCAACTGGAAAACAATTTTGGATATATGAGCAAGTTAGAGAAACTTCTAACTTTTCAGAAGCTATTCAGGCCTCAGTTGAGAATGGGACTTTAGCATACGAAACAACTTTAACAGCTATATTTAACAAGGGAGAAACTGCAACAAGAAACCAAATCAGACTTTTAGCTCAAAATAGATTGATGGTTATTGCTGAGGATCGTAACGGAAAATATTGGTTATTAGGTGAAATCAATGGCGCTGAACTTACCGCTGGTAGTTATGCTTCAGGTACCGCTATGGGTGATCGTAATGGCTACGAACTTACTTTTATAGCAAAAGAAGGTGAGCCAATTAAAGAAGTTACAAGCACTTTAATAACTGCATTAACTGCCCCGGCTGTTTAATAATTTTAATAATATTTTTAAAGCCATAACATCGAATCGGTGTTATGGTTTTTTTTTAGTACAAAAATCTTAATTATATATTTATTAATAAAAAGACTATGGAAATTAAGCCGGAATTTTTAGGAGCCGTTATTTATTCAAAACATTTGGATTCTAACATTGAGGTAAAAGAATCTAACATTGAATTATTATTATCGTTGGGTATTAACTATATTTTTGAAGTTGAGGAAAAACAAAATGATAAGGATCGTAAAAAATCAAAGTAATATAATTGTTTTGACCTTAACGGAGCGATGCACGTTAACTAATCCTTTGTTTTTATTTAGGTTTATAAATGACGAATCTAAGGTAAGTTATACATTTATTGCTCAGGATACTTCATTGCATACGGATAGGTATAATAGGTTTACAATCACTGAAAAATTAAATCCAACATTGACATTATCGGAGGTTTATTTGCCGTTATCTGGTTTTTATCACTACGAAATTTATGAGCAAACTTCACCAAGTAATTTAAATTATACCTTAGCGACTGGAATTGTAGAAAAAGGCAAGGTAAAGGTAATAGGTACTTCAACAACTACAACGGCTTACGATAGCCAAAATAAATTTAATATCATTTATAATGGCTAGTAATATATTATACGTTAAATTAAATGCCTTTGAGATTCCGGAATTTAAGGAAAACAAGGGTAAAGAGTGGATAAGTTACGGGAACGATAATAATTTTCCTAATTTATTGCTAGACATGTACGACAACGCTCCAAAACATAGAGCCATTGTAGACGGCAAGGCGGATTTAATAGCTGGTAAAGGGTGGAATATTAATAATAAAGCTGTTAGTGTTTTAAATGCAGCTAAATTGATTGAGTTTACACAGACAATAAATCCAAGCGAATCACTTTACGAGTTAACGAAAAAAATCAGTTTAGATTTAGAATTGTTTGGCGGGTTTTATTTACAAGCGATTTGGAATAATTTGCGAACTGATTTTGATCTTTATCATGTTGATTTTAGCAAGATCAGAACTAACAAAACTCAAGATAAATTCTTTTTTAGTAATGACTGGAAGGCTTACAATCAATCATTTGAAAAAACAGGTTTTAAAGAGATAGAAAAATTCGATCCGGAGAAAAAAACTAGCGGGATTTTTTATTACAAACAATATAGGCCAAATCAAGGGGTTTATCCGCTTCCTGGTTATGTAGCTGCTTTAAAATATATTGAGATTGAAAAAGAAATTGCAAACTTTCACTTAAACAATATTAAAAACGGATTTGTTGGCGGGACTTTAATTTCATTCAACAACGGACAACCAACTTTAGAAGAGCAAAAAGAGATCGAAAAACAAATTAAAAACAAACATACGGGTACAGATAACGCGGGCGGTGTGGTGTTGGTATTCAGCGAGGGTAAAGATAAAGAGCCAAGTGTTATTCCATTAAGAACAAACGATTTCGATAAAGCATTTGAGGTACTTAACAAGACAGTTACCCAGGAGATATTTACGGGACATAGAATTACAAGCGGTCAATTGTTTGGAATTGATGGGGAAAGCGCATTCGCTAGGAATGTAATCCGCGATGCCTCCGAGTTTTTCCAAAATACCTATGTTACCCCAAAACAGCAAACTATTGAGGGTGTAATTAATGATTTTGCAAATCTTATTAATATAGATGGTAAACTAACTATTATTCCGTTGGAGATTATCGGTGTTGATTATTCGGAGGCATTTATTCAGTCAGTGATACCAATAGAATTATTAAGAAAGAAAGTAGCTGAAAGGTTAGGAATAGATTTAAATGAAGGGCAAAAGTTTAGCAAAGAACTAACCGAAGAGGAAGCCTTAGAAATATTTGCGAAGTATGGCGAATCAATGGAAGGATATGAGATTATTCACGCGGAGGCTATACCGATAAATTTTGCAACTATTACAATTACAACGCTTGACAAATCAATTATAGACCTTTTAAGCGAAGATGCTTTAATAAGTAACAAGAACATCGCGGAAGCCTTAAAAGTTGATGTAAATACAGTTAATGATGCTATTATTAAGCTAGTTGATAACGGTATGATTGTTACTGTTGACAACGAAAGAAATTTGACTAAAAAAGGCGAAAGTATTAAAAAATTAGATTCACCGGTTGAAGAGATTTTAGTGAGATACATATACGATAAAAAGCCAGGTATTGAGGGTGAAAAAATTATATCTACTACTAGAAAATTTTGTCGTGATTTATTAGAAACTCCGAAACAATATACAAGGTTACAGATTGAAGCCATGAAAAACGAATTAGGCACAGATGTATGGCTTACCCGTGGCGGTTGGTATCACAATCCTAAAACGGGATTAACCTCAACATCATGCAGACATATTTGGCAGCAAGTTTTAATAAGAAAAAAAGCATAAGTTATGGCAGTTATATTTATAAGTGAGCAAGCCTTAAAGGATAACTCAATAATTAACGAGAATGTGGACATGAAGGTTTTGTTACCGGTAATTAAGCTGGCACAAGAAAAATTCATGCTTCCAATATTAGGTACCGGACTTTACAACGAGGTTAAAAATCAAGTTAGCGCGTCAAATGTATCGGTACTAAACAAAACATTGCTTGATGACTACATACAGCCGGCTTTGATTTGGTGGATAATGGCTGAGGCGCCTATGCCTTTGACATATAAGTTTATGAATAAGTCAGTAGCAACTAGATCAAGCGAAAACGCAAGTCCGGCAAGCCTAAATGATTTGTTAAAATTAGAGGAAAGATTTAAAGATAACGCGCAATGGTATTCACAGAGAATCACTAACTATTTACTAGAAAACTCAACTTTATACCCTTTATATTTAAGTCCTGGTAATGGTATTGACACAATAGTTCCTAAAAAAACAATGTATTCAACCGGCATGTATTTAGGAAGCACGATAAATAAGAACTTACCTTTTTCCGATAGATTTCAGGGTAATTATGACTCAAATTGCTTAGATTAATATGGCCTACAAAAAAAACGAAAAGAAACTAAAAATATTCCTTCAAAAATCCGATAATGAAAAGAACATTAAACCAAGTAAACGAGCTATTGGAAGGGATAGCAACCGCACACCAGCAGATAAATAGCTACGGAATCGGGGACTTATGGGAAATCGTGGCCAATGGCGCGGTTACTTATCCTTTAATGTTTACGGTTATAAATCAAAGTAGCTTAAACGGAAAGATTTTAAATCTTAATATCAGCTTGCTATTCATGGATTTGGTTCACAAAGACGAATCTAACGAATTGGATGTAAGTAGCGACATGCTACAAGTAGGAACTGATGTAATATCACAATTAAGATCACCACTTTACGAGGACTGGTTTATTGTTGGTGATTCCGTTTCTTTGGATGACTTTACAGAACGATTTAATGACGAAGTAACGGGTTGGAAAGTAGATTTAACATTACAAATTAGTGAACAATTTAATTTATGCTCACTTCCAATTTTGGGAGCACCGGAAGGGCCGAGTGGGTGTTCACCTTCTTTGGTACAAAATAGTGATTTAAGCTATTTAGTTTATGTAGCTTCCGGGAGTACATTAACTTTACCGGATACAACAATAAACTTTAATGTGGGTGGTAACATCACAAGTACAACAATACCAACTTTAAAGACTGAAACAATTAACGTAGTATGGCAATAAATATAAATATACCTTCACAAGTTGCGCAGACGATAACCAACGGTGTTACCGGAACGGCACCAAGTCAGGATGCTGTTTTCGATGCTTTGGCACTTAAAGAAAACACGGCTAATAAAGGTATTGCTAACGGCTATGCGCCATTAAATAGCTCAACAAAAATAGATAGTACATACTTACCTTCATATGTTGACGATGTAATCGAGGTTGCTAACTTTGCAGCTTTGCCGGTAACGGGTGAAACGGGTAAAATATACATTACAATTGACACTAGCTTATTATATAGATGGGGCGGTACTGTATACGTGCAAGTTGGTGGACAAGATCCGATTTGGGGTGGTATTGTTGGAGATATATTAAATCAAACTGATTTACAACTAGCCTTAGCTGCCAAGGTACCTTATACCGGTGCTATTAATAACGTAGATCTAGGAACTTATAATTTAACCGCGGATCATATTGCTTTAAATACTTCGCCTTCCGGTGCTGGGTTTGTTGTTGGTGCCACTCAATGGAATAATACAGACGGCACAAGCGAAACTCTTTTAAAAGGTGGTAACGTTACTTTAAAGAATGGCGTTGATTTAGTAGCTAGTGTGGTTAACAACACCGGAATACAACTAACTAAGGCAGCTTACCAAGTTGTAAAGATATCAGGCGCACAAGGGCAACGGTTAGCCGTAGGATTAGCGCAAGCTAATAATGATAATAATAGCGTGGATACCTTAGGACTAGCAATTGAAACTATTAATAATAATGCTGAAGGCTTTATTATGGCCATGGGGCAAATCTTAGAGGTTAACACAACCGGAAGCTTACAAGGTGAAACTTGGGCAGATGGGGACGTATTATATCTAAGTCCTTCAACTGCCGGGAAAGTAACTAATATAAAGCCAACCGGGTTAACCGGACATATAGTTATTATTGGATATGTTGAGTATAGCCATAATAATCATGGTAAAATTTACGTTAAGATTATGAACGGCTGGGAGTTAGACGAACTTCACAATGTATATATTAACCCAAGTACGCAAGCTAATAATGATGCTTTAATTTATGATTCAACCGCTTTATTGTGGAAAAATCAGGCTTTAAAAACATTAAACGGAAGTTCATTAATTGGAAGTGGTAATATTATTACTACTTATATTCGTAGACACGAAACTAGCGCAACCTATGACTATCTAGGTTTTGCACCAACGGGAACGGCGGATAGTACAGCAACCTGGACACTAACACGATTAACGTTAAGCAATACGGGAACTAGTGCGGTAATGCACGCAACCGATTCATGGAATAATAGATTAACAGCAACTTATATTTAAAAATTATGATTGATTATAAATACGCTTTTGTAAGCAACAACATGGAAGGTGATATGTATGTACTTGTAATGTCTTGCTGGTATTTTGACGCCGATGGCAATAGGGTAGAGCATAAATCAGAAACACAATTAAATAAAACACTAACCGAATGTTTTGAGTTAGCTCAAGCATTTATAATTCCTGAATAATATGGCTACTAGATTCGCAGTTAAAACGGGACTTTGGAGTGATGCCACAGTTTGGGATAGTGGCGCATTGCCTACAAGTTCAGATACAGTTCACCCAAATGGGTTTGTTGTAACATTAGATCAAGATGTTACTATTGATGGATTAAATAACCAAATATCTACAGTATCAATTCAAAATATTGCAACACCAAAAATGCTTACTAATACTTCTCCTAGCGGAACAGCAATTAGTAGCAATTCTAGTGGTACAGCTTATTATGCCTTTAATCAAGATTGTATTAATGGAGCTTTATCATCTTTATCATGGGTAGGAAGTTCTGCTGTATCATGGATAGGTTATACATTTCCAACTTCAAAAGTTATTAAGAGATATATTATAAGACATAATTCAGTTAATGGAGGACAAGCTGCGTATCCAAAAACATGGACTTTTGAAGGCAGTAATGATGGATTTGCAACTGCTGGTGTTGTTTTAGATACTGTTGTTGGATATATTACAAATGCAGCTTATACAAGTGGTTTATTAGCTAATACAACAGCATATAGTTCATATAGGTTAAATGTTACTGTTACCTTTGGAACTACAACAACTGTTTCTGTTGGTGAATTAGAAATGACAGAGAGCACAGTTGCTACTCCAGTTTACGGAACAACAACGGGAGGTTCTTTTACAGTCCCAGCATCATTATCAGGAACTAGAAATATTGTTCAGAGTGGAGCTGGGATTGTTACCAATAATGCAAGTACAATTGTTTCTATCGCTGCAACATCAGGGGCAACAGTAAATTTTAATGTTTCAGGAAGTGGTTATATATTAAACCAAAATTCTCAATCAGCGTTTGCAAATTTAAAATGTATAGATATTACTGGCAACTGTACTATTAATTTTAATGCAAATATTTGGGGAAGTCAAACAACTGGTGTTTATAATACCTTGGGCTTAATCTTTGTAAATACGAATGCAACCATAAATATAAATGGAAATATTTATGGCGCAAAAAGCAATCTTACTACTAATTTTTATTTAATAACTTTAAATGCCCCAAGTTGTGTTTTAAATATTACAGGAAATTTAATAGGAGGTAATTATTCGGTATTTAGCACAATTATATATAGTACCGCTGTTAATACAACTAATATAACTGGTTCTTTAACAAGTGATTTA